GCGTCCGGCGGCTGCCGTCGGGCGAGCGCATGCCGGAGCGGCGCGACGATCTCCAGGCGCAGGTCGAGGCGCATGTGCAAAGCGGCAACGTCACGCGCGGCGAGCCGGTGCGCGCCGCCGGCGCGGCGGACAGTAGCTGGGAGGACCTGTCGCGATGACCCGGCCGATGACGGAACGCGAGGCGCTCGAGGGCGTGGCGCTGGCGGCCGCGAACGCGGTCGGCGATGTCCGCGATCCGGTGCGCCGCCGGGCGCTGCGCAAATCCCTCGATGCCCTCCGGCATGTCCAGACGCGCGAGGCCGTGGCGGCCGCCGAGGCCGAGGACGATGCGCCCGACGACGTGCGCAGCCGGCAACACAAGGACTGACGCCATGGCCGAGGCACAGCGGAAGAACCGCCGCAACGGGCTCCTAGGCAAGGCCGCGATCGCGGTCAAGCAGCTCGGGCTCGCGGACGAGGACCTGCGCGCGATCCTGCGCGAGCGCTACGGCGTGGCCAGCCGGTCGCAGCTCGACGTCGGGCAGCTCGCGGATCTGATCGAGCACTTCAAATCCAAGGGCTTCCAGGAGAGCGCGCCGCGCAACGCGCGCGGACCGACCGGCAAGGGCCGCACCCAGGCCGACCATCCGGAGGCGCGCAAGATGCGCGCGCTCTGGTTGTCGCTCCACCACCTGGGCGTGGTGCGGGACCCGAGTGAGCGCGCGCTGGTGGAATTCGCCAAGCGGGTCACGGGCGGCTCCCAGACTGGTCTCTCCGCCATCCAGTGGATCAAGGACGCGGACGCGCAAAAGGTCGTCGAGGCGCTCAAGGACTGGGCGTCCCGCGACGCGGGCGTCTGCTGGGAACCCTACACGTTTCCGCACGGGAAGATGCACCGGCCGCGCCGGCGCGTCATCGAGGCGCAGGTCGAGCGCGCCAAGGCCCTCGGCGTCCCGCCCGACCGCATCGCCGCGGCCACCGCGAACATCCACGGCATCGCCGAGACCTCCGACCAGGCGCACGACGCCGCGATCCAGGCCCTGGGCGCGCTGATCCGCGAGGCGCAGAATGCCTGATCTCTTCAACGCCACGGCCGATCAATTGCTGCCCGACCATTGGGAGGGCTCGGCCAAGATCTCACCGGACGGTCAATATCGTTGGGAACTCCGTCGCTGGTGGTCCGACGGTCCGATCGTCGCTTGGTTAATGTTGAACCCGAGCACGGCCGACGCCGAACACGACGACCCGACCCTCCGCCGCGTGATCGGTTTTAGCTATCGATGGGGCTATGCGGGCGCGGTCGTCGTCAATGTTTATCCGTATCGGTCGAGCAAGCCGGCGAACCTTCGTGCCTGGTGCGGGAAAGGGCAATTCGAAGCGTATATTCGTAACGCTGCATACAACAACGCGGATTGGGTCGAATACGCTGCGCGATACGCATCCCTGAGGATTGTTGCGTTCGGCGCGCAAGCACGTCGTATCGACGAGACATGGCTAGAAAACGGGATCATCGACGCCTTTCGTCGGCCGAGCCGTGTCGGTGCCGGTGAAAGCCTGTATTGCCTCGGCACGAGTCAGTCAGGCGACCCCCTCCATCCGATGGCGCGCGGCCGCCTCCGTATCCCGAACGATCGTCAACCCTGCCTCTGGAGGGCGGCCTAATGCCTGAGCGCCGTCCGCGGAGCTTCCATGATCTGGCCGAGCTGCTGGGCGAGGACACGGCCTGGGAGCTGGTCGATCTCTGGGGCGGCACGCGGCGCTACATCCCGATCGCGCCGGACCAGGGCCATCCGCTCGTGGAACGCTTCGGCATGGAACGGGCCCGGTGGATCTGCCAGGCTCTCGGCCGTGGCCACATCGAGATCCCCGCCATGCGCAAGGAACGCGTGCTCCGCCTCAGCGGCCAGGGTTATTCCGCGCCGGCGATCGCGGACAAGGTCGGCGTGACGGACGTGCGGGTGCGCCAGATCCTCAAGGAAGACCGCGACGACCGGCAGGTCGACCTGTTCCGCCGGACCGGCTGATCGCGTCCCGGCTGATCGCGTCCCGGCGAAAATCCTTTCGGCTCTCGCGAAGCGCGCACGCGCCCACCCTGGCGCCCGCGCAACGGTGACGTTCGCGCGACGAACGGCCGGACACCAAACGCGGGAGGATTTCCATGAGCGAGCCACTGAACGAGGGCGGCAAGCCCTGGTGGAAGAGCAAGGGGGTCTGGGGCGGTGTCATCACCGTGCTCGCCGCCGGCGCGGGCGCGATGGGCATCGACGTCGGTCCGGACGCCCAGGACCAAGCGGTCAAGCACATCACGACCCTGGTCGGCGCCGGCGGTGGCCTGTTCGCGTTGATCGGCCGCCTGATGGCCAAGGACAAGATCAAGTCGGGCGCGTGACGTCGTGCTGACGAAGATCGGCATCGGCGTGGGCGCGGTGGCGGCGCTGGGCCTGGTGGTTTGGCTCTACGGCCGCACCCGCGGCCGGCTCGGGCGGAGCCGGCAGCGAAACGAGCAGCGCGAGGCGGCGAGCGATGCGCGTGACCGGATTCAGGATGTGCCCGCTGATAGCGAGCGCTCTGTTACTGAGCGCCTGCGCGAGGGTTCCTTCTAACGTCCGTCCGGACCCGCCCGAGTATTCCGACGCGTTCCAGGCGCGCGCGGCCGGGGAGATGGCGGGCGACGATCGACGGCCGTGCGATCGCATCCAGCCGCGGGGCGACTGCTCGGCCATGAAACGCATGATCATCGATTACGGGCACATGCGCGAGGAGATCCGCGCGGCCGGAGGCGGGGATGAGTGAAATCGACGATCTCTCGCGCCAGTTGGGGCGCATGGAGGAGAAGCTCCACCAAGTGTCCGACAACCAGGACCGGATGAGCGAGACCATCAACGGCATGGACGATCGCCTGCGCGCGGTCGAGCGCCGCAGCGCGGTGACGGGGGCCACGGCCGGCAGCATCGTCGCGGGCGCGGTCGCCGTCGGTCAAGCAGTCCTGCGCGCCAAGCTCGGATCGTGATGGCGCACGGCCCGGAGAAGCGCGCCGCCGCGCGCCAGCTTTACGTTCAGCAGCGCCAGCCCATCACCACGGTCGCCGAGCGCGTGGACGTCGCCCAGTCCACGGTGCGCCAGTGGAAGCGCCAGGCGGCGCAACAGGGCGACGACTGGGACCAGGCGCGCCAGGTCAGCGCGCTCACCGACACGTCCACGGAGAGCGTGCTCACGCAGCTCGTGGCGGATTACGTCCAGCTTCACGCGTCCGTCGTCGACCAGGTCAAGGAAGACCCGAGCCTGCCGGCGGCGGAGAAGGTCAAGCACCTGTCGATGCTGGCCGACGCGTTCACCAAGACAATGTCGTCGGCCGAGAAGGTCTCGCCCAAGATGTCCCGGCTGGCCGTGGCGACGGACGTGATCAACCGGCTGAGCCAGTTCGTCGCGGAAAAGTATCCCCAGCACGGCGACGCCTTCCTGGAGATCCTGGAGCCGTTCGGCCGGCGCATCGCCAAGGTCTACGGGGAGTGACATGGGCGTCGACCCGGAGGATCTCGACCACCTGACGGTGCGCCAGTTCCGCCGGCGCCTGGCGGAGCTGGCGAGCGAGTTCCGGCAGACCATCGAGGCCCAGGTCGACGCCTTCGCGCCCGACCCGGACGCGCGCCGCAAACGCCGCGAGCGCGCGGCCCGGGACTTCCGGTATTTCGCCGAGACCTATTTCCCGCACTACATCCGCACATCGACGGACCCGAACAGCGGGAAAACGCGCCGGGTGCGGCCGAGCCGGTTCCACCAATGGCTCCATGACAACCTGCCGGCGATCGTGGCCAGCCCGCGCTCGATCCACCAGGTGATCGCCGCGCCGCGCGGGGAAAGCAAGTCAACCTACGTCAGCCTGATCTTCGTGGTGTGGTGCCTCGTCCACGCGCGCAAGCACTACGCCGTGGTGATCATGGACGCCTACGAGCAGGCGGCCGTGCAGGTGGAGCAGATCAAGGCGGAACTGGAATTCAACGCCCGGCTCGCCATGGACTTTCCCGATGCCACGGGCCGGGGCGGCGTCTGGCGCGAGGGCGAGAGCGTCACCCGGAATCAGCGCAAGATCCACGCGCGCGGCGCCGGGCAGCGGCTGCGCGGGCTCAAGCACGGCGCCCGCCGGCCGGACCTGGTCGTGCTCGACGACATCGAGAACGACGAGAACGTCCGCTCGCCGGAGCAGCGCGACAAGCTCCACCGCTGGCGCCAGCGCGCCGTCGAGCACCTGGGCGAGGCCGGCGAGAAGCTGGACATCGTCTACACCGGCACGATCCTGCACTACGACTCCGTCCTGTCGCGCACGATCGCCAATCCCCTGTGGGACTCGGTCGTGTTCCAGGCGATCGCCCGCTGGCCCGACCGCATGGATCTGTGGGAGCAGTGGGAGGAGATCCTGCTCAACGACGGCGAGACGGCGGCCGATCGCTTCCACAAGCGCAACCGGCGGGCGATGGACGCCGGCGCCGAGGTGTCCTGGCCGGACAAGCGGCCGCTGGTGGCGCTGATGAAAGAGCGCGCGCGCAACGGCCACGGCGCGTTCGACGCGGAGCTCCAGAACGATCCGCTGAACGACGAGGACGCGCCGTTCCGCCACCTGACCTACTGGGCGCAGCCCAATCCGAACCGGGTCCTGTTCGGGGCGGTCGATCCCAGCCTGGGCCGCGCGGGCAAGGGCCGCGACCCGTCGGCGATCCTGGTGGGCGGGCTCGACCGGCAGGGCGCGCGGCCGCGCCTGGACGTGGTGGAGGCCAGCATCTCGCGGCGCGTGCCGGACAAGATCATCGCCGACATGATCGCGTACCAGCGCCAATATCCGGACATCGCGATCTGGTTCGTCGAGGCGGTTCAGTTCCAGGAGTTCTTTCGCACGACGGCGATGAACCGGGCCGTCCAGGAAGGCGTGTCGCTGCCGTGCATGCCGGTCCAGCCGCACAATGACAAGGATCTGCGCATCGCGGCGCTGCAGCCCTACGTGGCCGACGGCGCGATCCGGGTCCACCAGAGCCAGGCCACGCTGATCGCCCAGCTCCGGCACTGGCCCAAGGCCGATCACGACGACGGCCCGGACGCCCTGGAAATCCTGTGGAAGGGCGCGGTCGAGCACGGCACGCCGGCGGACATCCGCATGGGCGGCGCGCGCGGCGCCGGCCCCGGCGCCGCGTTCGGCGGCGCCGGCATCGGCATGGGCCGGGGCTTCGACGATTACCTGATGGGAGGCTGACATGGCGCGCAGGCGCGGACGGCGCGGCGGGCGCGGGCGGACCGAGCGGCAGCCGGCGCTGACGGCCGAGCACCGGCGCGAGATCGCGTCCGAGCGGCGGGACCCGACGCGGGGCCTGTACGCGGGCACGCTTTCGCCCCAGGACGCCACGCTGGCGCAGCGCGGCGGCCACCAGGGCGTGGCCATCTACGACGAGGTGGAGCGGGATCCGCACGCCTACGCCGTGCTGATGAAGCGCAAGCTCGCCCTGATCTCGCGCGAGTGGACGGTCGAGCCGGCGAGCGAGGATCGCCGGGACGAGGCGGCGGCCGAGCTGGTGCGCGACGAGCTGAGCCGGATCGATTTCGACGGCCTGACCCAGCATCTGCTGGACGCGACGCTCAAGGGCTACGCGGTCGTGGAAATCATCTGGGCGATCCGGGAGGGGCGCATCGGCGTCGGCGCGGTCAAGCCGCGCGACCAGAGCCGCTTCCGGTTCGACGCCGAGCACCACCCGCGGCTGATCACCTGGGAGAACATGGTCGCCGGCGAGCGGCTGCCGGCGCGCAAGTTCATCGTCCACCGCTTCGGCGACAAGACCGGCGACCCCTACGGCCTCGGCCTCGGCACGCGGCTGTTCTGGCTGGTGTTCTTCAAGCGCCAGATCCAGGCGCAGTGGCTGGTGCACCTGGAGAAGTTCGCCAGCCCGACGGCCATCGGCAAGTACCCGCCGGGCATGGCGAAAGAGGAACAGGACAAGCTGCTGGCCAGCGTCACCTCGATCGCCCAGGCCACGGGCATCACCGTGCCCACCGGCACCGAGGTCGATTTCTTGGAGGCGACGCGCGCGGGCGGTGACAGCTACGAGAACGCCCTGCGCTACCTGGACGAACAGATCTCGGAGTGCGTGCTGGGCGAGACCCTGAGCACGAACCTGCGCGGCGGCGGCTCGCGCGCGGCGGCCGAGGTCCACCAGGACATCAAGGAGGAGGTGATCGACGCCGACGCGGACCTGGTCAGCGCCACGCTCCGGGAGACGCTCGTGAGCTGGCTGGTCGCCTTCAACATGCCCGCGGCGAATCCGCCAAGCGTCTGGCGCCGGCAGCCCAGCGACGAGGACGCCACGGCGAAGCTGCGCAAGGCGAACGCGGAATGGCTCCAGCTCTTGGACCGGATCGGCTACCGGCCGCGCCACCAGGAGACCCTGGACGAGCTGATGGGCATCGAGCTGGAGCGCACACCGGCGGCCGCGTCCGGCGGGGCGGTCGGGTCCGGTGGCGCGGGCGCGCGCCGGCCGCCGCCGGCCTTCGCCGAGGGCGACCGGGCGGACGCCGACCTGGCCGACCAGCTCGGCGACGTCGCCGGCGACATCACCGACGGCATGATCGATCGCGTGCGCACGCTCGTGAACGACGCGTCCTCCCTCGAGGAGCTGCGCGAAAACCTGCTGGCCGCTTACGGCGACATGGACGTGGACGCGCTGGCGGACGTGATGCAGCGCGCCATGGCCGCGGCCGAGCTGACGGGCATGGACGAGGTGGAGGCGGAAGGCGCCGAGGATGCCTGAGACCGGCGGATCGCAGCCCTTCCAGGAGGCGATCGATCACTTCCGTCAAAAGCTCAATGTCCCGTCCAAGCGCTGGACGGACATCTGGCAGGGCGCGCACACGCGGGCCTTCACCGTCGCCGGCGCGCAGAGCGAGGCGCTGCTGGCCGACTTCCGCACGGCGATCGACCGGGCGATCAGCGAGGGGCGCACGCTCAAGGACTTCCAGGCGGACTTCGACCGCATCGTCGCGGATCACGGCTGGAGCTACAAGGGCTCGCGCGGCTGGCGCACGCGCACGATCTATCGGACCAACATGCGCACCGCGTATCAGGCGGGACGCTACCGGCAGATGACGGACGAGCGCGTGCTCAAGCGCCGGCCGTTCTGGGAATACGCCCACGGGGATTCGGAAAACCCGCGGCCGAAACACCTGGGCTGGGACGGCCTCGTCCTGCGCCACGACGCCGCGTTCTGGGACACGCACTATCCGCCCAACGGCTGGGGCTGCTCGTGCTTCGTGCGCGCGCTCTCCCAGCGCGGCCTGGAACGGCGGGGCAAGTCGGGCCCGGACGATTCGCCGGCAATCGAGACGCGCACCGCGCGCCTGGGCGACGGCACCCAGGTGGCGGTGCCCAAGGGCGTCGATCCGGGCTGGGCCTACAACGTTGGCGAGGCGGCGCACGGCCGCCCGGTCGCGCGTCAGGCCATCGCCACCGCCAAGGGCGGCGGCTGGCGTGCCATGGGTGGCAAGACAGCGGCGGACCTCGGCCGGCCCGCCGAGGTGCCCGCCGACACGCCCAAGGCGGACCTGGCGCCGCGCGCCGATTCGATGGCGGCGATGCGCGAGCGCCTGCGCACGGCCGTGGGCGGCGACGAGGTCCTGCTCACGGACCCGGCCGGGCAGACGCTTCTGGTCAGCCAGGCGATGGCGGATCACATCGCGGCCGATCCGAAACGCCTGGACGGCCGGGAGACCTACTTCCCGCTGCTGCCGGAGATCGTGCGCGAGCCCTACGAGATCTGGGCGCAGTTCGTCCAGAATGAGCGGACGGGCAAGGTCGGGCTGCGCAAGCGCTACATCAAGAAATTCGACATGCCGGACAAGGACCGGCCGCTGATGGTCGTCGCCGAGGGCATGGAGGGAACCTGGACCGGCCTGACGTTCAACATCCGCCGGCCGAAGGACCTGGACAATCTGCGCCAGGGACACCCGATCCGGGGGCGCGACGCGGAAAGCTGAGCAGGCCGGGCCCCGGGAGGCCCGCTGCTTGCCCCCGCCGCTGCTGGCGCGTCCCGGCGCGAATCGCGGTGGGGCCTTCGCGGGTCCCGCGCGGCGGACCCGCTACCGTCCGGCGAACCGGACGCCATACGACGGAGGATAGCGATGCGCGGCGCATCCGTGAAGATCGACTTCGGCGATCCCGACGTCCGGGACGCCCTGACCAAGCCACTGCGCCAGGCCCGGCAGCTCGTCGACGCGCTGCCCGACATCGGCGAGGAGCTGCTGCAGTCCACGGACGAACGCTTCCGCCGGGAGCAAGGGCCGGACGGCGCGCCCTGGGCGCCGCTCAAGCCGGCGACGCTCAAGCAAAAGAAACGCAAGCGCCGGCCGTTCATCCTCCAGGAAGAGGGCCTGCGCGGCGGCCTGCGCGGGTCGATCAACTACCGCATCCAGGGCGCCCAGCTCTCCCTGGGCTCGCCGCTGCCCTACGCGCGCATCCACCAGGAAGGCGGCCAGGCCGGCAAGGGCGGCGCGGCCACGATCCCGGCGCGGCCCTACCTCGGCGTCTCCGACGACGACCAGGCGGCCATCAACGACATCATCCGCGACCACCTCGGTCTGGACGGCTGAACGGGATTGCGAGCCGCCGGGCGGTCGTGCGTCATGCGGGCCGTGCGGCGTTCACGCCGCTTGGATGGCCGACGGGCCGCGATTGCCGATGAGCGGCGCCACACGATGCGTTAGCGGGCGTTAGCGGACCATCTGTTCAATGTTGCGATGGCTTCCGAAACTCCCTACACGTTCCCGGCGTGCTCACCGGCTGGGTTTTGGGATGACGGAAGCCGGCTTTCGGATCCGTTTCGACGGGGCGGGCGTCGCGCAGGGGACGATGGACGTGCGGGATCTCGCGCCCGCGCTGATGTCCGTCGGCCAGATCTTCGACGCGGCGAACGCGACCCTCAACGGCGACGCCGCCAAGGTGCGCGTCGAGGTCACGGCGACCGAGACGGCCTGCTTCGATGTCGGGCTTCAATGCGCCCAGTCGATTTACGAGCAGGTGGTGGGCTTTCTCAGCGGCGACGGTGTGACGGCGGCCGCCAGCCTGACGACCCCGGTCGGCGGCGGTGGCGGCGGGCTGATCTGGCTGATCAAGCAACTCCGCGGCGAGAACCCGGAGCGGGTCGAGCATCACGACGACGGCAACGTGAGCATCCGGAAAGGCAGCCACCGGCTGATCGTGCCGTTCAAGGTCTGGAAGCTCTACCAGGACCAGGCCGTGCGCAAGGCGATGTCGGACTTCGCCCGCGTCGTCGATGATCCGCAGATCGATTCGGCCGAGTGGCAGAACATGGATGGGCGGACCGAGCCGGTCCTCATCGAGAAATCGGAGGCCCGCTACTTCGATGCTCCGGAGCCGCCCGAGGAAGTCCTCGTGGACGATACCCACACGACCGCTTACTCGATCGTCTCCCTTGCGTTCAAGGAAGACAACAAGTGGCGTCTGCACGACGGCAACAACACCATCTCCGTGACGATCGACGACCAGACTTTCCTCGACCGCGTGAACGAAAACGAGGTCGCCTTCGCCAAGGGCGATGTGCTCGTGTGCAAGGTGAACGTGCGGCAAACCCGCGATAAGAAAGGGCTGCACACCGAGCATCGCGTGGTCGAGGTTCTCGACCACAAGTCGGCCCAGCCCGCCGCGCAGCAGCTCGACCTGATCTAGGGCGAGCCCGGCCAGTCAACCTCGGCGAAAACCTTTTCGGCGCACGCGCGCCCGGCGGATCGTCAGGGTGCGGCCATCCAACGACGCAACGGGATGGCCGCCGTGTCGACGCAGAATCACGAAAGCAAGCCCCTGGCGCGCCGGATCGAGGTCCTGCGCCCCGGCACGTTCAAACCGATGTCGGGCGCGGACGTGTCGTTTAGCGCCCAGGATCTCGGCGACATCGCCGGGCGCTACGACCCGGACCTGCACGCCGCGCCCCTGGTCATCGGGCATCCCAAGACCGACGATCCCGCCTTCGCCTGGGCGGACGCGTTCACGATCGAGCGGCAGGGCGACGGCGAACGCCTGGTCGCGTCGCTGAGCGACGTGCATCCCGAGATCGACCGGGCCGTCCAGGACGGGCGCTTTCGCAAGGTCAGCCTGTCCCTGTTCGCGCCCAAGGCGCCCAACAACCCCACGCCCGGCCACCACTACCCCAAGCACATCGGCCTGCTCGGCGCGGCCGCGCCGGCGGTGTCCGGGCTCAAGCCCGTGACCGAGGCGGCGTTCGCGCGGGACGAGGACGTCGTCATCACCCTGGGCGCGCCGCCGGCGGCGAACGCGCTGGCGGCGCTGTTCCAGAACCTGCGCGATCTGTTCATCGAGCGCGACGGCCGCGACGCGGCGGATCGGGTGATCCCCGAGTTCGAGGTCGGCTGGCTGCGCGAGGACGGCGCCTGGGCGCAACCCACGCCGGCCGACGGCGAGCCGGCCGGCGACAGCCTGGCATCCCCCGGCAACGAGGAGACCACGGACATGACCGGCAACCAACAGCCACCGGCCGCGCCGCCGGCGGCCACGACCAGTGGCGCCGCCGCCGCCGGCGACGGCACGCGGGATCTCGCCACGCGCGAGGCCCAGCTCGCCGAGCGCGAGCGCCAGATCCGGCGGGCGGAGAACGCGCGCGCCCTCGACGCGGCGATCAACGCGGGGCGCTTTCCGCCCGGCCTCAAGGCCGAGACCCTGGACTTCATGGATCAGCTCGGCGCGGACGAGACCGAGCTCGCGTTCGGCGGCGGCGACGAAAAGCGCACGCCGCTCGCGCAGTTCAAGCGCCTGCTGGACAGCCTGCCCCAGGCCGTGCCGCTGGGCGAGGCCGCGCCGGACGGCGGCCAGGCCCGCGAGCAGGACCCGGCCTTCGCCGCCCCGCCGGATGCCGAGGTCGACGGCGAGCGCCTGAAGATCCACCAGCAGGCGCTCGAGTATCAGCGCCAGAACCCCAACGCCGACTACATGACGGCCGTCCAGGCCGTGGGAGGCGGCCGTGTCTGAACAACGCGTCTCGGCCCTGCCGCTCACCCGGATCGCCGCGGCCGACATCAAGGCCGCCCAGGCCGTCGCGCCGGACGGCACGGTCGCGGCCAAGGACGGCCCGATGGCCGGCCTCGCGTTCACCGACGCCCAGCAGGGCGAGGCGTTCACGGTCGAGACCCTCGGGCTGGTTCCCGCCATCGCCGGCGAGGCGCTGACCAACGGCGACGCCCTTAAGGTCGGCGAGGACGGCAAGCTCGTCCGGCACGATGGCGGCGGCGACAAACCGAAGGTCGCGCGCGCCTGGCAGGACGCCGCCGGCGACGGCCGGCGCGTCCAGGTTTTCATCATCCCGAACTGACGGAGCGGTCATGGCACCGAACACGCAACAACGCCGCGTGATCGACCCGATCCTGACGAGCCACGCGCGCGGCTACGTCCATCCCGAGCACATCGCCACGTCGCTGCTGCCGACGGTGACGGTGCCCGTGCGCGGGTTCAAGCGGATCGAGTTCTCCAAGGAGAGCTTCCAGCGCTACAACACCCGGCGCGCGCCCGGCGCCCAGACCCAGGACGTGATGTTCGGCTACGAGGGCGCGCCGGCGCGGCTCCACCAGCACGCGCTCAACGGCCTGGTGCCGCGCGAGCACCTGGACGAGGCGCAGCAGCAGCCGGGCATCGATCTCGGCCAGGAAGCGGTCGAGGACGTCCAGAACATCGTCAGCCTGGAGGTCGAGATCGAGAGCGCCGAGCTCGTGCGCGACAGCGGCAAGTACGACGCCAGCCACGTCGTCGCGCTGGCCGGGTCGGACAAATGGAGCGCCAACGACAGCGATCCGCTGACGGTCATTCTCGACATGTCCGAGCAGATCCGCAAGGCGATCGGCCTGCGCCCGAACACCCTGGAAATCCCGGCGCAGGTGCTCGCCAAGCTGCGCCGCCACCGGCGGATCCGGGACCACTTCAAGCACACGAGCCCGGACAACATCACCGTGGGCATGCTCCAGACCTACTTCGGCATCCCCCGGATCCTGGTCGGCGACGCGGTCTACGCGGACGCGGACGGGCACATGCACGACGTCTGGGGCACGGACGTCGTCCTGGCCTACGTCAGCCAGCAGCGCCGGGCGCGGGTGCCCAGCTTCGGCTGGCTCTACCGCCTGCGCAACCACCCGATGGTCGAGCAGCCCTGGTTCGACAAGGACGTGAAGTCCTGGAAGTATCCGGTCACCGACGAGGTCTCGCCCGAGCTGGTCGGGCCGGACGCGGGCGTGCTCATCCAGGGAGCGATCTGATGCCGCGCTATCGCACCACCCGCGTCGTCTATCACGGGAACGACGCGCATCCGCCGGGCGCCACGGTCGAGCTGACCGAGGCCGAGGCGGCGGCCCTGCCGGCCGGGAGCGTCACCCGCCTCGGCGACGCCGGCGGCGACGACGCGTCGGGCGGCGACGCCTCGTCCGGCGGCGGCAAGGCCGGCGGGCGCAAGGCCGGCGGCGGCAAGGGCCGGTCGGCACGGGGCGAGCAGGCGGAGGACTGAGCCATGGGGCGCTACGTCGCGCCGGCGGATTTGGGCGCGCGCTTCGGCGAGGGCGAGCTGATCGACCTCGCGCCGGCAACGGACGGCGCCGAGGGCCACGACACGGCCGCGGTCGAGGCGGCGATCGGCGACGCCGAGGCCGCGATGGACGGCTACCTGCGGTCCCGGTACGCCCTCCCGCTCGCCGAGGTGCCCCCGGAGCTCACCGCGATCGCCGCCGACCTGGCGCGCTACGAGCTGCGCGCGCGCGCCGGCGGAATCAACCAGTCAACCATGAGCGACGACGTCGTGGCGCGGCGCGACCGGGCGATCCAGCGGCTCAAGGACATCCAGGCCGGCAAGTTCGTCCTGGACGTGGGCGGCGCCTCGGGCGGCGGGAGCCAGCCGGCGACGGACCGGGTCGGGCTCGCCGCCGGCGACACGCCGCTGTCGGACTCGCCCGAGTTCCGGGCCTGGCGCGAACGGATCGGCGGCGGGTCATGATCGCCGAGCTGGAACAAGAGATCGTCGACTGGCTGGCCGCATGGCTGCCCGACCGCCGGGTGCAGGCGTTCCCGGACGATCCGGGGCGCTTCGACTTCGCGCGCGGCGCGCGGTGCGGGCTCGTGCTCGTGCGCTGGAACGGCGGGCAGTACGGCCGGCCGCGGGACACGGCGGCCGGGCACCAGGACCGGGAAATCGAGTGGGCCATCTCGGTGATCGCCACCGGGCTGCGCGACCACACCGGGATCTATCCGATCCTGGAGGCGACGCGCGACGGCCTCGCCGGCTGGGCGCCCCGGGGCGGGGGCGGTGTCCGGCCCGTCTCCGAGGGCTTCGTGGCGCAGCAGGGCAACGTCTGGCGCTACGAGCTCGTGGTCACGATGACGCTGCCCTACGTCCCGCCGGCCCAGGACGAACCGCCGCTGGCCGACGGCATCACCAAGCTGACCATCGAGGACGCCGACCGGGACGTCCTCGCCCAGCATACCTGGGAGAGCGAGACCAATGAGTGAGACCACCTACACCTACCACGGCCCGCCGAGCGGCGTGACGCTGCGCGTCAAGGGCGGCGACCGGGAACTCATGCTGTTTCCGGGCACAACGATCACGGCGCCCAGCGGCAACACCTGGGTGAAGGCCGCCGTCGCCCGCGGCCACCTCGTCGCCCATTCCAAGACGTCCGGCGCCAAGACGGGCGGCAAGTCCACGTCCAGTTCCAAGGGTGACGCCTGATGGCCTATTTGCACGGCGTTGAAAGCGAGGAGATCCCGCAGTCGGTCCGGCCCGTCCGCGAGGTCCCGATGGGCATCGTGGGCCTGGTCGGGACGGCGCCGATCCACCTGCTCGATCCCGAGCACCGGACGATCCACGAGCCCGTCCAGGTTCTCCACGGCCGCGACATGGCGAAAAAGCTCGGCCCCGAGCGGCCGGGCTTCACGATCCCGCGGGCCCAGCGCACAATCTTCGGCGAGGGCGGCGGCCGCACGTTCGTGGTCAACGTCTTCGACCCGGCCACGCACAAGCAATCCGTCAGTGACGAGAGCCTGACGCTGTCCAGCGACGGCACCGCCACGACGGCGAACCCGGACATCATCTCGCTGACGCTCACGAGCGACGACGGCGGCACGAGCTACACGCGGGACGCGGACTTCACGCTCGACCAGGCCACGGGCACGATCACGCGCCTGGCCGACGGCCAGATCCCCGAGGGCGCGAGCCTCACAGCGAGCTACGAGTACGCCGACCCGAGCCTGGTCTCGCCGGCCGACATCATCGGCGGCGTCACCGACGGCGGCGACCGGACGGGCATGCAGGCCTGGCTGGACTGTTTCAACCTGTTCGGCACGTTCCCGAAGATCTGCATCGCGCCGGTCTACGCGACCCAGGCCTCGGTGGTCTCGGCACTGCGCCAGGTCATCGCCGAGAAAAAGTGCAAGGCCGTCGCCTACGCCGACGCGCCCATCGGCACGACGCGCGACGACGCCATCAAGGGACGCGGGCCCGAGGGCGATATCAACTTCAACGTCGCCGACGAACGCATCGGCCTGCTCTACCCGCACCTCGAAGGCTACAACCGGGTCACGGAGCGCACCGAGCTGTTCCCGTACTCCGCCGCCATGGCGGGCATCCGGGCGCGCACGGACCGCGAGAAGGGCGTGCACGTCTCGGCCTCCAACGAGGACATCCGCACCGCCACCGGCGTCGAGCGCCGGCTGAGCGCGCGCGTCAACGATCCGGACAGCGACGTCAACAAGCTGAACGAGGCCGGAATCATCACGGTCTTCAACAACTTCGGCAGCGGCCTGCTGACCTGGGGCAACCGGTCGAGCGCGTGGCCGAGCTCGACGGCCCAGGATCAGTTCATCCAGACGCGCCGCACCTTCGACGAGCTGACCGACAGCATCGAGTACTGGGCGCTACAGTACATCGACGGGCCGGTTACCCAGTCGCGCATCGAGGGCGTCATCCAGTCGGTGCAGGCTTACCTCAATGCCAAGATCGACGAAGGCGCGCTCCTGCCCGGCGCCAAGATCGAGTTCCTGCCCGAGCGCAACCCGCCGGAGCAGCTCGCGGCCGGCCACGTCGTCTGGACGCTCACGCGGGTCGCGACGCCGCCGATGGAGCGAATGACGTTCGAGCACATCACCGAGCTCGACCACCTGACGAACCTCTACAAGTAAGGGCCGCGCGCGATGGCGATCAGCATCCAGAAGCTCTTCAACGCCAACGTCTACCTGGACGGCAACCTGGATCTCATGGGCCGGGCCAGCGAGATCACCCTGCCCAAGCTGAAACCGACCACGAACGAGCACACGGGCGTGGGCATGGTCGGCTCGCTCGTGCTGCCCGCCGGCGGGCTCCAGGAGCAGGAGCTGGAGATCAAATGGGCCGGCTTCTACCAGGATCACCTGCGGGCCGCCGCGAACCCGTTCGAGACCAACAACCTGCAGATCCGGGGCAACCTGGAGACCCACGACAACAGCGGCCGCAGCCAGCAGCAGCCCTACATCCTCAAGGTCACGGGCTGGTGGAAGGAAGCCGGCCTGGGCACGGTCAAGCCGCGCGAGGCCGCGGACGGCTACGACGACACGCTCACCCTCAACTACCTCAGCCTGAAGGTGGGCGGCGCGGATCTCCTGGAGATCGACGTGTTCAACAACATCTGGCGATCAGGCGGCGAGGATCTCATGGCCACCTATCGCCAGAACGTCAGCCGGTAATCAGCGAGGTCGGGCATGGCGGACCGGCCGATCGCGCGCGCGGCCCTGCCCGGTTGCACGGTGGACATGGGCTTCCCCGAGGCGCGCCCCGAGCGAGGCCATCGGGGCCGGCCGGTGCCGGCCGACGATCCGCCGCGCCAGCCCGAGCCACCCGTCAAGCTCCGCCGGGATACGCGGCGGGCGCGATCCGCGAACGCAACAGATGACCGTTAGAAAGGCACCCCAAGATGGCATCGTCTAACGCGACAGACCAAACCGAACCCCCCGCCGGCTGGGGCGGGGCGGGCGACACCTCCGCTGGGTATGCGCCGAACGCCCGCACGCGCGAGGTGGCGACCAAGATCGCCGACCTGATCGATCGGGAAGGCATCACCGGTCACCAGGCGCGCATCAACGTGATGCTCTGCGCGGCCATGAACGTGCTCGGCGCGTGGGGCTATCAGCAGTTGCTGTGGTTCCTCAAAGGTGATCGCTCCCAAGCCGAACGGCCTCGGTGATGACGGAGCGCACGATCGAGCGCGCGGCCTCTCCGGGGCCCTTGGACGCGATCGTGTCGGCCAGGCGCCGACCCAGGCCGGCGGGCTCATCGCTGATCGATTCGGGCACGCCGCGCAGGACCTGGAGCCCGCGAAGGGTGAGCCGCGCTTGCGAAAGCCCGTACGGCGCGTGCTCGCCGGCGATCAGCCCGAAGTCGCGCAACCGGTATATCGTGGCCATGCAGATCTCGGTGTCGCGTCGGAGCCCGTCCGTCCACGGGTCCGGCTCCTCGGATACCCCGATCACCTGGGGCGCGAGTTCCATGGCGCGGGGAAATTCCTCATAGAGCCGCGCCAGAATGCGCGCCGCGAAGTCGTCGAAGAGCTCGACGTTGTCGGCCATGGCCCACATTCCCACCACCGTTAGAAAGGCACCCCAAGATGGCATCGTCTAACGCGACCGAGCAAACCGAAACCCCCGCCGGCTCGGGCGGGGCGGCCGACGGACAGGCCGCGGCCGCGGCGCCCGCCCAAGACGACGGCCGGACGGCCGTGACGCTGCCGGTCTCCGGGCGCACGGCGCGGGTGCGCCAGGCGCTGGGCAAGGACAGCATCGCCGCCGGGCGGCTGCTGTCCATGGGCGATTCGGCGAACATGATGGCCCAGCAGATGGCCATCGTGGCGCAGTGCACGCGCGTGGACGGCGAGCCGGTGACGTTCGAGGACATCCAGGAATGGCCGCTCCAGGACGTCTACGCCCTCATGCCGGCGGCTTTGAGCGGGGGAAAGTCTGTATCGTCCGTCGTCGAGACCTTGTTGGGCTCGTCGAGCCCACCGGACTCGACCTCCGACGGCTCGAACGGCTCCCGCTGAGCGAGCTGGCGGAGATCGCCGAGGCCGTGCGCGAGCACCAGCGCAAGGTGCGCAAGGCCATGGACGCCCAGCGCGAGGCGGCGACGGGGAAGGGGTAGTTTAGCGGTCGGTGTTGTCTCGCGCTTCATGCTCACCAAGCTCGGCACGGCTCTCGGCGATACCTTGCTTCGTGGCACGCACGAACATCGGGATGGCTTTCACCGTCGCCCACACCAGCCCCGCGAGGGCGCCAAGGCCGGCGCAGATCAGCAGCACGATAACCAGTGTGACGATCACGTTCATGGGCTAACGGTACGCCAGAATGGGTAACGACTTCAACATCGCCGTCATCCTGAGCCTGGTCGATCAGTTCACGGGGCCGATGAAAGAGGCCATGGCGTCGATGGAGGGCCTGGAGAAGGCGTCCCAGCAGGGCCGGCGCATGGCCGAGATGGGCACGCAGATGCAGGCCGCCGGCGCCATGACGGCGGCCTCGGGCTTCGCCATGAAGGAAGGCATGGAAGCGGCGATGGCCCCGGCCGTCCAGTTCGAGTCGCAGATGGCCGACATCCGGAAGGTCGTGGATTTCGGCGCGCCCGAGCAGTTTCAGGCGATGCAGAAGGACATCCTGGCGCTGTCGAGCGAGCTGCCGACGTCGATCAGCGGCATCCAGTCCATCGTGGCGGCGGCCGGGCAGTCCAACATCGCGCGCGAGGACCTCCTGGCGTTCGCCGAGGACGCGGCCGTGATGTCCACGGCGTTCGATATGTCCGCGAAGGTCGCGGGCAAGAGCATGGCCGACTGGCGGGCGGGCATGGACCAGACGCAGGACGAGGTGGTCCATCTCGCCAACGTCGCGAACCACCTGTCCAACAACATGAACGCCCAGGCGGGCGCGATCGCCGACGTCATCACCCGGCAGGGGGCGCAGGCCAAGACCGCCGGGCTGGCGGCGCAGGAAACGGCGGCGCTCTCGGCGGCGCTGCTGTCCTCCGGCCAACCTCCCGAGATCGCCGCGACGGCCCTCAAGAACCTCACGGGCGCGCTGGAGGCCGGCGAAAGCGCGAGCAAGCGCCAGCGCGAGGCGTTCCAGGCGCTGGGCCTGGATGTTCAGAACATGGCCGAACTGATGCAGGAGGACGCGCAAGGGGCGATCATGCGCGTCTTCCAGGCGCTGGCGGAGGCGCCGGCGGAGCAGCGCGGTTCGCTCATCAAGCGGGTCTTCGGCGAGGAGAGCAAGGGCGCCATCGCGCCCTTGCTGACCAACCTGGACAACCTGAAGAGCGCGTTCGCCCAGGCGAATCAGGACGTCTCGGGCTCCATGCTGGCGGAGTTCGAGAACAAGGCGGGCACGACGCAGGCGCAGCTCGACCAGCTCAACAGCCAGTTCAACGCGCTGAAGATCACGGCGGGGCAGGAATTCCTGCCCGTGCTCAAGGACATGATCCCGGTCTTCGCGGACATGGTGCAGGGGATGATGGCGTTCGCCGAGGCGAACCCGACCCTGGTGCGCGTCGGGCTCACCCTGGCGGCGATCAGCGCGGCGACCCTGCTCGTGGTCGGCCCGATCATGACTCTGGCTGGCGCATTCATGACCGTCGGTGGGAACGCGCTTTGGGCCTACAGTAAGATCGCGGAAAAGTGGCCTGATCTCGTACGCAATATGCGTACATTCATGGTGCAGACCAAGTACTTGGCCGTACGAATGGTCGGTGCTCTGTTACCCGCTATTCGCTCGGCAATGGCCGCCGTCTGGGCGTTCAAATCGGCGCTGCTGGCGAACCCGCTGACCTGGATCGTCGGGGCGATCGTCGCGGTCGCGGCGGCGGCGTGGCTGCTGGTGGCCAACTGGGACCAGGTCACGGCCTGGCTCACCCAGGCCTGGCAGGGCATCACCCAGGCGTTCGAGGACGGGTTCGTCAACGGGATCCTGCACCTGTTGGCGAACTTCAGTCCCGTCGGCCTGGTCGCCCAGGGGATCAACGCGCTGATCGAATACCTGTTCGGCATCGACCTGTTCGCCATCGGCAGCGAATTCATCGGCGGCCTGGCGGACGGGATCACGCAGCGCTGGCAGCAGCTCGTGGCCTGGCTGACGGGGGCGGTGGAGGACCTGCTCTCGGTGATGCCGAGCTGGGTGTTGGACAAGTTGGGCCTGGAGGGGCTGACCGCGCAGGCCGAGGCGGCGCCGAAGCTCCCGGACCAGACACAGCGGGACGCGGCCGAGGCGTCCGCCAACGCCATGCCGAAGGCGGCGCGGGACGCCCTCGCCGCCGGCGCGGCGGCGCGCGCGTCGGGCCCGCCGCGGCCCGCGCCGCCCGAGCCGGCGCCCGCGAATGCCGAGCAGCCGCCGCCCGAGGTCACGGTGCAGCCTCCACCGGCCCCGGCGGCCCAGCCGGCCGAGGCGCGCACGCGCGTGGCGGTGGCCGAGCGTCCGCACGTCCAGCCGCCGCAACCGCCGGCGCCCAGCGTCGCCGTGCCGCCGCCCAAGGTGGTCGAACAGGCCGCGCCGGCCGTCCAGGCGCCGCAACCCACGGTCCTGCCGCCGCCACCGTCGCCCGCGCCGGCCCAGCCGCCGGCGCCCAACGTGACGGCGCCGCCGGCCGAGGTGATCCAGCAGGCGGCGCCCGCCGTCCAGGCGCCGCAACCGCCCGCCGTGGCCGCGCCCAGCGTGCAGGCGCCGCGCCCGCCGGCGGTGAATGCCCCGCGCGAGGTGGTGGCGCGGCTGGCGGAGACGCCCATCGCGGTGACCTTGGCCGAGGGTTTTGCACAGCCGGCGCCGCCGCCCGAGGCCGCCCCGCCGCCGGCGCCCAGCGTGACCGCGCCGCCGCCCGAGGTGGTTCAGCAGGCGGCGCCCGCCGTCCAGGTGCCGCCGGCGCAGGTGATCCAGCAGGCGGCGCCGAGCGTGGAAGCCCCGCAACCGCCCGCCGTGGCCGCGCCCAGCGTCCAGGCCCCGCCGGCCGAGGTGATCCAGCAGGCGGCGCCGAGCGTGGAAGCCCCGCAACCACCCCCCGTGGCCGCGCCCAGCGTTCAGGCGCCGCCGGCCGAGGTGGTTCAGCAGGCGGCGCCGAGCGTGGAAGCCCCGCAACCGCCACCCGTGGCCGCGCCCAGCGTCCAGGCGCCGCGACCGCCGGCGGTGAATGCCCCGAGCGAGGTCGTGGCGCGGCTGGCGGAGACGCCCGTCGCCGTAACCCTGGCCCAGGGCGTCGCCCAGGCGAGCCAGCCGCCGCCCGTGCCGCAGCCGACGCCGCCGCCGTTCCGTCCGCCCGAGGTGATCACGCCCGAGCTGGACCCGGGCGCGACGGCCGGGCCGACCCAGGTCACCGTCGACGCGCCCATCCAGATCACCATCGAGGGCGAGCCGAGCGCCGAGCAGCTCGACGACCTGGAGGCGCGGCTGGAGGCCATGGGCCCGAAGCTCGCCCGGATCGTCGAGGACGCGCTGGCGCGTCGGCGCCGGCGCGGCTACCGGCAGGACGAGGACTGAGCCATGGGGACCTGGGCCTACCTGGGCGCGCGCAAGCTCGACGTTCTGTCGGTGATGGGCCACGAGCTCAAGCACGGCTGGAGCTATGCCGAGCACAAGCGGGCCGGCGGGCCGGCGCGGCTGCAGGCCACCGGGCGCGAGCTCACGACGGGCACGCTCAAGATCAAGCTCCACCACGGCAAGGACGCGGTGCAAGCGACGATCGACGACCTGAAAGCCGCGGCCGACAGCGGCGAGGCGCAGACGCTCCAGCGCGGCGACGGGCGGATCGTGGGGACCTTCGTCGTCACCGGCCTGTCGGAGAAACACCGGTCCACGTTCCCGGACGGCCAGCCCATCGCGGTCGAGCTGAACCTGGAGCTGCGCGAATGGGCGGGCGAGTCGTCGCCGGCGCGGCCGCCGCGGCCGGCCGTGCCGGGCTCGCCGCGCGCCCGCGCGCCCCGGCCCGATCGGCCGCGGCCGGCCGATCCCGGCAGCGTGCCCGCGGGCAAAATCGTGAGGCGCGAATGAGCGCGTTCGGCGGCATCCGCGTGAGCGACACGGAGGCGGTCGCCTACACGACCGTCCAGGGCGACCGGTGGGATCTCATCGCCTGGCGCCACTACGGCCTGGCGACGGCCTACGAGCCCATCGTGCGCGCCAATCCGGACGTGCCCATCACACCCATCCTGCCCGGCGGGCTCGAGCTGCGGATCCCGGTGCGCCTGGACGGCGACGCCCTGGACGATCCGGGGCTGCCGCCGTGGAAGCGCCCGCGGTGAGGGCCGGGCCGTGTTAAGATTTGGGAGGCCGTTCGCATGCCGCGCACGCAGCCGGTGACCGCCCACGCTTTCGAGGTGACCTACGACGGCGTCGACGTCACGCGCGACATCGCGCCCATGGTGAAACAGGTCACCCACCGCGACACCCTCCACGGCGCGTCCGAGGAGATCGAGGTCGAGCTCGACGACCGGGACGGCCGGTGGCGCGGCCCGTGGTTCCCGTCCAAGCGCGACGCGATCCGGCTGCGCTTCGGCTATCGCCGGCGGCCGTTGATGGACGCCGGGCGCTTCCGGGTCGACCAGCTCGACTTCAAGGGGGGCCAGCGCGGGGACACGCTGACCATCCGCGCGATGTCGGCGAGTGTGAGCCAGGACCTGCGCACCCGGCGCACGCGCGAGTTCGAGGACACCCAGCTCCCGGCGATCGTGACCCGGATCGCGCGCGCCCACGACCTGGAGGTCGTGGGGGACATCGCGGCCATTCCGTTCAAGCGCATCACCCAGCGCGATCAGGAGGACCTCGATTTCCTGACCCAGCTTGCCGAGGATTACGGCTACGTGGTCACGGTGCGCGACGACACCCTGGTCTTCGCCGGGCTGGGCGAGCTGGCCGGGCAACCGGAGATCCGCGCGATCCGCCCCGGGGAGGTCGAGAGCTGGTCGATCACCGACCGCGCCGAGGGCGTCTACAAAGCGGCCGAGGTGCGCTACCAGCCGCCGCAATCGCGCGAGACCATCAAACGCACGGTCACCGCGCCGGGCGTCGAGGCCGAGCGGATCACGGCCGACGACACCCTGCGCCGGGAGATCCGCGTGGAGAACGCGGCGCAGGCCGAGGCGCGCGCCGAGGCCCTGCTCCGCCGGGAAAACCGCAAGCAGCGCACGGGGCGGCTCCAGGTCGAGGGCGATCCGCGCCTGGTCGCCGGCGCCAATCTGCGCCTGGCCGGCTTCGGCGCGCTGTCCGGCAAGGTGCAGATCGACAGCGCGGACCACACGCTGTCCGACGGCGGCTACGCGACCGAGCTGGAGATCGTGCATGTCGACGACTAGGGCGCCCAGCGCGGGCATCCACCGGCGGGGCTTCGTCACGGCGCGCGATCCGGCGACCTGCCGGGTGCGCGTGCGCTGGCCCGAGCTGGACGGCGTGGTGTCCAACTGGCTGGACGTGCCGCAGCGAAAGACCCGCGACGACAAGGCGGTCTGGCTGCCCGACGTGGACGAGTACGTGCTCTGCCTGATGGACGACCGGCACGAGGACGGGCACGTCGTGGGCGCCCTGTATTCCGGGACCGACGCGGTCCCGACCGCGGACCCGGACGTCGATCACGTGACCGACCGGGACGGGGCGGTGCGCGAATACAACCGGCGGACGCACCGCTACACGATCGACCTGACGGCCTGCGGCGGGACGATCGAGATCCGCACCGGCACGTCGGCGCTCATCGTCACGCCGTCGAACATCTACCTCCGTGCCGACCGAATCGACGAGAACGACGACAGGTGAGTCATCATGCCGGCCCAGCATCGCCATCCCGACATCTGCACGGGGCACGGCTCCTGGCCGCCCCGCGAGAACGCGTCGGCCAGCCCGAACGTCTTCGCCAACGGCAAGCCCAAGCACCGCGTCGGCGACGCCTGGCGGCCCCACGGGTCCGTCTCGCCGTCGCCGCCGCACGGCGGGACGCTCGCCGAGGGCTCGCCGAACGTCTTCACCAACGGCCGCGCGACCGGCCGCATCGGCGATCCGGTCGATTGCGGCTCCGTCGCCGCCACCGGCAGCCCGAACGTGGTCGTCAATGGCGGATAGCGGCGGGGCGGCGGCCCCGAGCGTGGCCTGGGTCACGCCGGCGGGACGATTGGCGTCGGCGGTCAACAGCCCGAACGGGCGCGAGCTCTTCCGCTGGCGCCATCAGCTCGAGGCGCAACCGGCCGGCGCGGTCCAGTACCGCGTCGTCGCCGGCGCGCTGCCGCCGGGCCTGGATCTCGACCCGGCCACGGGCGTGATCGACGGGACGATCACCGAGCTGGACGCGGCGGTGCCCGGCTGGGACCGGGCGCCCGAGAGTTACGACACGGCCGACGCGACGGGCGGCCGCTACGCCACCACCGGCTCGGCCGCCGCCGGCCAGCGGGCGTTCGGGTTCACCGTCCGCGCCGAGCTGGCGAGCGCGCCGGCCGTCCACGCCGACCGCGATTTCGAGATCCTGGTGGTCAACAACTGGAGTTCCGACCGGGACCGCTTCGTGCGCGAGCACCCGAGCCTCGGCCCGGAACGCGAGGCCGAGCTGCGCGCGGCCGGCCACCTGCCGCCGCTCGGCGGCGACCCCGACGGCGCCTAAAGCCCTTTCGGCTCCCGGCGCCCTTCGCACGCGCGTAGCGTTCGGCTCGTAAGATCGCAGTGCAGTGCCACCCACCGCCGGCGCATCGCAACGGGAAGCGCCCGATGACCGACGTCCGCGAGATCGACGCCCTCAACTGGCAGCCGCGCCTCGACGCGGACGGCGAGGTCGTGACCGATCTCGCGGACATCGGGCAGGCGATCGCGATCATCCTGACCACGCCCAAGGGCTCGGACCCGCACCGGCCGGGCTTCGCCTCCGACCTGTGGCGCTACCTGGACATGCCCGTCATGCAGGCGCGCCCGCACGTCATCCGGGAGAGCGTCGCGGCGATCGAGGCATGGGAGCCGCGGGCGCGCATCCGCGGCGTCGAGGTCGCGCCCGGCAACGCGCGCATGCGCGTGCGCGTCCGATGGGTGCCGGCCGACGGCCTGGACGCCGAGCAGACCACGGAGGTCGAGCTGTGACCAACGGCCTGCCGCATCCGGACTTCGTCACGCGCGATCCGGAGACGGTCACCGGCGAGCTGGTGGCCATGTACGAGGAGATGTCGGGGCGTCCGCTCCACCCGGCGCAGGTGGAGCGCGTGCTCATCGACATGGTCGCGTATCGGGAGACGCTCCTGCGCCAGATGATCCAGCTCACCGGCGAGCAAAACCTGCTCGCCTTCGCGGCCCACCCGATGCTCGATTACCTGGGCCAATTCTGGGGCGTCGAACGCCTGCCCGCGCGTCCGGCCGTCACGGCGCTGCGCTTCACCACCACCGAACAGAGCGAGGGCATGGTGGTCGTGCCCGCCGGGACGCGGGTGCGGTCCAAGGACAGGGAGGTCGATTTCTCCACGGATCACGACGTCCTGGTCACGGGCGGCGGCGGCACGGCGACGCTGGGCGTCACGGCCCAGGTCGAGGGGACCATCGGCAACGGCTACCGCCCCGGCGAGATCGCCACCCTCGTCGATCCCGTCGACGGCATCGCGGGCGTCGAGAACGTCCAGCCGAGCTTCGGCGGCGCGGCGGCCGAGACCGACGATCGCTATCGCTCGCGCATCCAGGAGTCGCCCGAGCGCCTGTCCGTCGCGGGTCCCTACGGCGCCTACCGCTTTCACGCGCGCAGCGTGAGTCAGTCGATCATCGACGCCGCCGTGACCAATCCCGAGCCGGGCA